CGCATTCAGAGCAAGACGCTATGTCTGATAAAGCAATGGAAGAAGCTTACGAATGGTTTATGGCGGGACCTCGTCAGAGGCTACAGCCTGGAGGTGCAATCGTAATTGTAATGACACGTTGGTCTAAGAAAGATTTAACGGGAAGGTTAATCAAGAAGATGACTCAGGACGAAGGAGCGGACCAATGGAAATTAATTGAGTTCCCTGCAATTCTACCTAGTGGTAAATCCCTTTGGGAAAATTTTTGGTCGTTAGAGGAACTGAATACGATAAAGGCTTCCGTTAGTCCGTCGAAATGGGCTTCACAGTACATGCAAAGACCAACAGGTGAGGGTATATCTATTATTCCTAAAGAATGGTTTAAGACTTGGGAAGAAGAAAAGCCTCCTTCATGTGAATACATTATTCAAAGTTACGATACAGCATTTTTAAAATCCGAAAGAGCTGACTTTACGGCTATAACCACTTGGGGTGTTTGGTACCCAGAAGGAAAAATAGGTGAGGAAAGCTATAAAGGTGGGGAAGCACACTTAATTTTGTTAGACTGTATTAAAGAACGTTTTGATTTTCCTGAATTAAAAAACGAAGCACTACGTTTATTTGATTACTGGAATCCCGATACGGTAATTATTGAAGCGAAGGCGAGTGGGATTCCGTTGGTTCAGGAACTACGCAGAATAGGTATTCCCGTAAACACTTTTTCTCCAGGAAAAGGGCAAGATAAGATTGCAAGACTAAACGCAGTTAGCCCAATTTTCCAAGACGGTAGGATTTGGGTACCTGATAACAGGTGGGGGGAAGAATTAAAAGAAGAAGTTTCCGATTTTCCAGGAGGCGAGAACGATGACTTGGTAGACGCTACAACATTGGCTTTAGCAAGGTTTAGAGAGGGAGGCTTTTTGACCCTAAGTAGTGATTACGAAGACGAATTTGATTACCCGAGAACGCAAAGGGTTTATTATTAATGAAATAAGTAGTAGAGTTTGTATATATGGCTATAGAGAGACAACCATTTTCTGTTATTCCAGGAGCAGAAGAAGACATCGAACTGGAAATTGAGCAACCTGAAATGCTTAATCCACAAAACACGGAAGTATTTTTAGCAGAGGACGGTTCTGCCACAATAGGGTACGATCCCGCCCAACAAACCAATTTAAAATTTGGGGAAAATATAGCCGAAGCTTTAGAAGATAACCAATTACAAGAAATTGCTTCCGAATTAATTGATTCTTATGAAGATGATTTAAATTCTAGGGACGATTGGTACACAACCTTTAGTAAGGGTTTAGATTTATTAGGAGTTCGTGGCGAAGACAGGTCACAACCTTTCGAAGGTGCGTCAGGAGTTCACCACCCAATACTTTCTGAAGCCGTAACACAGTTTCAATCCCAAGCTTATAAAGAATTATTGCCTGCTGGCGGACCAGTAGACGTAGAAGTGCTTGGAGTTACCAACGACGCTAAGTTAGAAAAGGCAAATCGTGTTAAAAACTTCATGAATTACCAAATAACCTACAAAATGGAAGAATACGACCCAGAAATGGATCAATTATTGTTTTATTTACCGTTATCTGGTTCCGCGTTTAAGAAAATTTACTACGATCCGTCTTTAGGAAGGGCAACTGCACGATTTATTAAAGCGGAAGACTTAGTTGTTCCGTATTACGCCGTAGATTTACTTACCGCACCAAGAATTACGCACTCCATGTATATGACGGAGAACGAATTACGCAAATTACAGATATCTGGTTTCTACCGAGACGTTTCTATGGGGGATCCAGGAACAATTAACACATCTGAACTAGATGATAAGATAGATGAGCTAGAAGGTTTGTCCAGAACTTCAAATAATGAAGAATACACCTTATTAGAGATGCACGTTGATTTAGATATCGAAGGTTTTGAAGATGTAGGTGCTAATGGGGAAGAAACAGGTATAGCGTTGCCTTATATTGTAACAATTTGTAAAGACACTAACGATATTCTGGCAATCCGTCCAAATTATGATCCTAATGATCCGATGCGTAAAAAGATAGAGCATTTTACTCATTTTAAATTTTTACCAGGATTAGGATTTTACGGATTTGGCTTAATTCACATGATGGGTGGTTTAACTAGATCCGTTACTGCGATATTAAGGCAATTAATTGACGCGGGGACTCTTTCCAATCTACCTGCTGGTTTTAAGTCTCGAGGGTTGAATATTCAAAAACATGATGACCCATTACAACCAGGAGAGTGGAGAGACGTTGACGTTCCAGGAGGAAGATTGTCAGATTCCTTCCTTCCGTTGCCTTATAAAGAACCAAGTGCAACATTAACGAATTTATTAGGAGTTTTAATCGATTCTGGTAAACAGTTCGCCGCAACGGTAGAACAACCAACAGGCGACGGTAATTCTGAAGCCCCAGTAGGAACTACTGTCGCCCTTTTGGAAAAAGGTCAAAGAGTTATGTCTGCGATCCATAAAAGATTGCATTACGCTCAAAGACAAGAATTTAAAATTCTAAAAAGGGTGTTTGGTGAGTTCCTTCCCCCTGAATATCCGTATCAGGTGCAAGGTGCTTCTCAAAGTATTTTCCAAGAAGACTTTGATAACTCTGTAGACGTACTGCCTGTAAGTGACCCTAATATATTTAGTATGACTCAAAGAATTGTACTTGCTCAAACACAATTACAAATGGCGCAAGCAGCACCTGAGTTACATGACTTAAAAGAGGCTTATCGCAAAATGTATCTTGCTTTAAACATTAAAGACATAGATGCAATATTACCAAGAGAAGAAGAAGTTCCTCCAAGAGATCCAATTAGTGAAGAACAAGCCGCATTAACTGGAAATCCGATAAAGGCTTATGAATTCCAAAACCATGAAGCATATATTGCAGCGCATAGTGCATTTTTACAAAATCCGATGGTTCAACAAAATCCATCCGTAATGCAGGCGATAGGTGCAAATATTCAAGAGCACCAAGCCATGTTGTATAGAATTCAAATTGAACAAGCACTTGGTCAACAGCTTCCACCATTAGATCAAGAACTACCGCCTGAAGTGATGAATGAAATAGCTGTTGCGGCGGCAGAAGCTACACAAGTAGTTACAGGTCAAGCACAAGCAATGGCACAAGCAATGCAAAACCCTGATCCACAAAGACAGATGTTTGAACAGCAACTACAATTAGAAAAAGACCAGTTAATGCAGAAAGAACAAAAAGATGCGCGTGATAAAGAAGTTGAGTTAATGAAGGCTGATCTTGATGCACAAATAGAACGCGAGAAAATGCAGGCGGATCTTCAGGTTGAAGATACGAAAGCAGCAATCGATTTACAAGAACTGGAGATGAAGAATCAAAGGGATCTTGAAAAGAACTATACAGAACTGGTTAAAACAGTAAAAGAAACTAGAAAACAAAATGGAGAAAACTAATGCGTGATTATTACGGAAACGATAAGTACCCGTCTCCTTCCCCTAAGAAAACTAAGGCAGCCCCTAGTTTTCCTACTGTGAAGGATGATACAAAAACAAAATCTGTAGAAGCAGGGTATTGCTTAGACGAACCTGAAAAGGCGAAAGTAAAAGCTGCTTACGGACAGACTAAAGGACTTCTTTGGTATAGATCCATTAAGTAATTAATGGACTTTATCCAACTAATGGAGCATTTGCTCCAAAAATTACGAAAGAGGAAAGAAGATCTTTCGCAAACACTAGCTACTGGTGGAGTTCAGGATATTGAACAATACCAGAGAATAGTTGGTGAAATAGCGGGTTTGAATATAGCGGAGCAGGAAATTCAAACCTTAAACTCAAATATGGAGGACATAGATGACTGACACTGTTCCAAATCGAGTTGACAATTTTGGCAGTAAAGGTGAAGACCTTGTTCAAGAAGAACAAGAGCCTACACTTACTGTTGAGACATTAGACTCGCACACGGAAAAATTACCGCACCCCACAGGATATAGGATATTAATCCTTCCTTTTTCTACACCATCAGTAACAAAGAGTGGCATACACTTAGCTAAACAAACAGTTGATAAGGAAAGGTTAGCAACTGTTGTAGGTTATGTTGTTAGACTTGGACCTGATGCCTATGGAGACACAAATAAGTTTCCAGACGGTGCTTGGTGTAAAGAGGGAGATTGGGTTATATTTGGTCGATATGCAGGAGCTCGTTTTAAAATAGAAGGTGGCGATATGCGTCTTTTAAACGATGACGAGATTTTAGCAGTTATTGACAATCCTGAGGATATATTATCATAAACGTGGAGAAGACCATGCAAGAAGAAGCAGAAAAAATAGAATTGGAACTTCCTGAAGGGGAAGTTGATATTCGAGAAGCTGATGTAGACGATTCAATATCATCTGCACCAGAAGAAATACAGGTGGAAGAAGTTAAAACTTCTTCTGATGAAGAACTAGATAAGATTAGCGAAAGCGTTCAAAAGAGAATTGATAAGCTAACTTATAAAATGAGGGAGGCTGAAAGGCAACGAGATGAAGCTGTAAGTTATGCACAAAACATTCATACAGATAATTCTCAGTTAAAAGAGAAATTAAAAAATTCAGACTCTTCCCTTTTCAAAGAGTACGACAATAGGGTACAATCGGATCTTGAAAGAGCGAAATCCACTTTAAAGGAAGCTCAAGAACAAGGAGACGCCGATGCAATTGCTAGTGCAACAGAACAACTTTCAAGGAGTGCAGCCGAAGCTGAAAACCTTAGAAGGCTTTCTGCGCAACAGCAAGCTAGGCAAGTTTCTAATGAACAAGAATATGTCGAAGAAATACCAAATTTTACCCAACAGGCGAGTCCAAACCCTCAACCAGACCCTAAAGCAGAAGCTTGGGCTGAAAAGAATGAGTGGTTTGGAAATGATCAGGCTATGACATACGCAGCGTTTGGTGTACATAGACAACTTATAGATGAAGGAGTAGACCCTAATACTGAAGATTACTATAATAAAGTAGATCAAAGGATTAAGGAATATTTTCCTCAAAAGTTTTCCAATGAGCAACCTGCTCCCGTGCAACAGGTTGCAGCTTCTAGCAGAGGTGCTACAGGCAAGAAAAATGCGCGCAAAATAAAACTCACACCAAGTCAGGTAGCAATAGCTAAAAGACTTGATGTGCCATTAGAAGAATATGCAAAACATATTGAGCAAGGAGTATAAACATGACAGAAGAAAATAATCAAGTCACTGACCGAAACTCTAGGTCTGCAGAGACACGAGAAACTCAAACTCGCAGAAAACCTTGGCAACCCCCGTCTATGTTAGACGCACCCCCAGCTCCTCCTGGATATCAACACAGGTGGATCCGTGAAGCTGTTAGAGGACACGACGATAAATCTAATATGTCTAAACGTATTAGAGAAGGATATGAGCCCGTGAGAGCGGAAGATTATCCTGATTTCGAAGCTCCTACAATAGAAAACGGAAACAGGGCTGGCGTAATTGGGGTAGGAGGTTTAATCCTCGCTAAAGTTCCAGTTGAAACCGCTGATGAAAGGAACTCTTATTTTGAAACACAAACAAGAGACCAGTTAGAGGGAGTAGACCATAACTATATGCGAGAAAGCAACCCTAAGATGCCTATTAAGGATAGTGATATTCAAAGATCATCTAAGGTACAATTTGGTAGTCGACCCAACAGAAATGATGAGTCGTCTTAATAATAATTATTTTATATAGAGGTATATTATGGCTAATACAGACAAACCTGATGGGTTTACGCCAGCATACCACATGTATGGAGGAGTTATTAGACCTGCTCGTATGAGAATCGCTAGTGGTTACGGAACTGCTATTTATAGTGGCGACGTAGTTACTCTTGCAAGTGGTTACATCAATCAGGCAGGTGCTACTAGCACCCCCGTAGGTGTGTTTTATGGCGTGTATTACAATGCATCCGACGGCACTCCAACTTTTTCTAAAGTTTGGACTGCTTCAACTGCTACACAGGGTAGCGCAGATGCCGAAGCTTTGGTTTACAGCGATCCTGGTATCGTTTACGAAGCTCAATTTACAGCAGGAACTCCTGCCGTAAGTTTTATTGGCAACAAGTACACTCTTTCTACTACTGCTGGTTCTTCAACCAATGGTAGATCGAAAGAAGGTGTTACTGCGACTACTTCTTCTGGCGTGGCGTTATGTGTAGGCTTTAACTTGGCACCATCCAATGCGATAGGTGCTTATGCAAGAGCTTACTTCACATTCCCGACGAATACATTCGCGGTTTAATTTAAGGAGTAACACAAAATGGCTATAAACAGAGCACAACTCGTAAAAGAGTTAACTCCAGGTCTACACGCACTCTTTGGATTAGAGTACGAACGCTATAACAATGAGCATGAAGACATTTTTGACACAGAAAGTTCTGAAAGAGCTTTTGAGGAAGAAGTGATGCTTACTGGATTTGGCGAAGCGTCTGTAAAAGGTGAAGGTGCTGCGGTCACATATGACACAGCGCAAGAAGCTTGGACAGCACGTTATTCACATGAAACTGTAGCTTTGGCTTTCTCGTTAACTGAAGAAGCAATCGAAGATAATCTCTACGATACGCTTTCTTCAAGATACACGAGAGCTTTAGCACGTTCCATGCAATCAACAAAGCAAGTTAAGGCGGCTAACGTTCTTAACAATGCTTTTAGTTCGTCATATGTTGGCGGTGATGGAAAGGAGCTTTGCGCTACTGACCACCCAACTGTGGCAAACGTTGATATGAAAAACGAGCTTTCTACAGCAGCAGACCTTAACGAAACTTCATTAGAACAAGCACTGATCGATATCGCTGCTTTTAAAGATGAAAGAAACCTTAAGGTTAATGCACAAGCTAGGAAATTAATTATTCCTGCTGCTTTGCAATTTACTGCTGACAGACTTATGGAAAGTCCTGGAAGGGTAGGCACTTCTGATAACGATATCAATGCTATAAGAAATATGGGCATGGTTTCTGAAGGCTACGCAGTTAATCATTATCTTACAGATACTGATGCGTGGTTCATCAAAACTGATGTTCCTAACGGTCTTAAGCATTTCGTTAGAACAGCTGTATCTACAAACATGGAAGGTGATTTCGAAACTGGAAATGTTAGGTATAAGGCTAGAGAGCGTTACAGCTTTGGTTGGAGTGACTGGAGAGGAATCTTCGGAACACCAGGAGCGTAAACTTTTTATGTTTGACAGGAAAAGGGGTCTTCGGATCCCTTTTCTTTTTTGATTCTATGATGTAGAATGAAACAGAACTAGGGTAATTATAACTATTCTATCGACTGACCTAGCAGACAAGCCGAGACGATAGAATTCATTAAGGAGACTTAATATGGCAAAATCGACATTTTCAGGTCCAGTCAAATCATTGGCGGGATTTATTTCAGCAGGTAACGCTGTAGTAGTTAGTTTAACAGCTGACACTTCAATAACCGTTGCTTCACACGCAGGTAAAATACTTACTTGTAATGATGCAGACGGTAAATTTACTTTACCTAGTATTGTGGCTACCGCTCCTGGACGAGACGACGATCCTAATCAAACCAATAATTTAGGAGCAAGTTTTTTCTTCGTAGTAGAAACCGCAGCTACAGACATGGACATCTTAACAGATGGAACAGATAAGTTTGTAGGTGGTCTTTACACTGGCGTAACTGACTCTACAGGTAAAACATTTATATCTGGTGCTTCTAATGATGTAATCACTATGAATGGTTCAACTAAAGGTGGACTAGCTGGCAGTATCGTAAAAGTAACTGCAATGGCTTCTGCGAAATACGCAGTTGAAGGAATCAT